TCATGATCGGATTCATGCGCCGTCACCCCTTCTTGAAAGCATCTCCATCAGCTCAGCCCGGAAATCATCGAAGTCCTGCTTGGTTATGTACTGCGGAGTAGCCGATACCGCGTCCGTTTGCAACTCGAAGTGAGCGAAGGCAATCGGCGCCGGGGAACCATTCGCGTCCTTGGAGACGACGTAAAAAACAGCATCATCCTTATCCATGATGACCGCACTGCTGCTCGGCGCCATCTTCGCCTGAAATTCCCGGGCGCCTTCAATGCCCTGCACATAGTCGATGTGCAATGGCGGCGGGAGCATAGCGGGCGGCAGTTGACTGCCCTGCTGTAATTGCTGCAACTGTCCGATCTTCGATACAAGGTCATTCGCCTGCCTTTGGTATGCTTCAAGATTTGATGGATACATTCACATCGTCCTTTCAAGTAGCTTGTCCCAAGTCATCGGCCCCACAACGCGGTCAGGTGTAAGCCCGTGGTCTTTTTGGAACTGCTCAACAGAATCCCAGACATCCACATACATATAACCACGACAGTCGATCACCGCTTTCAGAAGGCCGAACTCCACAAAGTTCTCACAGTGGCAGTCAATCGTCCTCAGTTTCAGATTGTGGTTAATCGCCGGTTTCGGTGCTGGCGTCGGGGTAGGCGCCGGGGCAGGCGCCGGGGCAGGCTCTGGTTCGCTGCCGCCATCAAGGTTGATCTCGTTCTGTATCCGCTTCGCAGCAGCAAACCTCGCATCAATGTTGTTGACGGCAGGCCTCTCAAACTCCCGGCATACTCTGGAACATGCGGTAAACACATCGCTCGTCTGCGTCAGAAACTGCCAGAGATTTGGGAAATCCCGCTTCATCTCTTTAACGGCAAAGTCTGTCTGCGCTTCGGCATCGTCTATCCTGTCTCTGCCGCACACTTGCAGCATCTCAGCTTTCCGGCTCCAATACGTCCACTGGGCAAGCCCAAAGCCTTTTTGATCACTCTGGAACATCTGTGCCGACATGCGGTTGGACTTGATGTCCTGAACATAAGCCTTGCTGATTGTCCGGTATGCGTTGAAATCTCCCTGCACACGGAACGGCTCGTTGCCGCTTTCACACGCCCAGTTGCCGAGGATTCCCAGCGCACCGGCCTGCGTTACGCCATGCTTCCGCAGCCTGTTATAAATTGTCTGTTCGTAGCTCATAACTGTCTGATTACTTTCGCCGGGTTCCCGGCAACTACTGTGTTCGCTGGCACGTCCTTTGTCACTACAGAGCCTGCGCCGATGACGGCGTTTTCGCCGATGGTTACTCCCGGCAGGATGGTAGCGTTCGCACCAATCCAGACATTATCGCAAATCCATACGGCTTCCGGGAATCGCTCTCCCCGTCTCTCCGGGTCGAGATTGTGATTGACTGTTGTAATCGTCACGCCGGGGCCGACCTGCACGTTGTCGCCGATGTAGATGCCGCCAAGGTCTTGGAAGAAGCATCCGCAGTTCAGGAAGACGTTCTTTCCAAACAGGGTGCGTTTTCCGCAGTCCGTATAGAACGGCGGGGAAACCACAAAGGTATCGTCAAGGTTATGCCCTGTCAGGATTCCCATCAACATGCGATTCTCTTCTATCGTGTGATACTTACCGTTGATCTCGGCAGTAATCCGCAGGGCTTCCTGTGTAAGTTCGTCAAGGATCTCCGGCGTAATCACTCTGGCCACTGTACTTTCCTCATGATGTGGCCGCAGCCCACTCTGACATCCGTATACACCGGAACATGTGCCTGAACGCATCTCTCGCAGAAGAACAGGTCTTCACTCAGCATCTCGGCGTTCTGGTCTGGCTTGTTGACCCAGTCAAACCACGGAAACTCCAGATCATCGAACAGCCCCACTCGGATGAGCGCACAGCCCATGCCGCCGCCGTGGATCCGGATTTTCTTTTCGCCTTTCGCCTTCATGGCGTCCAGTTCCTGCGTCGTGTACTCCGACTCAAACGGATAGCCCCTGTACGGAAAGTTGTATTCGTTCGGGTTCAGATACCGGCACACGTTGTTCCTGCCGGAATATTCGTTCTTCTCACCGCGATGTGCGTAGTACCCCAAACAGACATCCACGCGGTCTTCCAGGAGAAGCCGAAGCGCATTCTTCGGAAGCACAACGTCGTTATCGACCATCAGTATATAATCGTACTTTTCCCGAATTGCCAGTTGTGCGATCTTGTTTCTGGCCGTGGCGCAATCATATCCTCTAACATATCTGAAGTCGGCGATATTTCCGCACTTGTCCAGATCCCAGATCGCCTGATAGGTATCAGGGAAGATCGACTCAAACGTCGGAACCGCGATCAGGATTCGGAGGTTTTCGCCTTCCTTGTGCGGGTTGTTTTCTTCGGGGCCGGTTTCGGCTCCGAGTACGCTTCCCCTCTGCAAGCGAACGCCTCCTCCCATGTCATGTTCCTGTACTTCGTATAATACTCACGGCGCGGGCAGGAGCCTTCATCCCACCAGTTCTTCCAACCGGCATAATGAACGATCGCCGGATTGTCCGTGAATCCGCAGGGCTTTGAATCATTGTATCTGTTCTCCAGGGTGATGAACTTCCTCGGCGCACCGAATCTGTTCCAGGCATCCTGTTCCACGAACTTCTCTTCTACGGTGTTCAGGTCGTGGACAATCTCTTTCTCGATCCCCGCCTGGCGGATCGCCTTCAGGTTGAACATCGAAACGCCCACGTTGTAATACTGCATGCCCCAGGGCTTCCAGTAAGTGTTGTAGGGTTCCTCCGCCGCGATGATCCATTTGGATCCCATGTCGATGTCCCACAGGGCGTCGATGTTGTCCACCACAATCGTGTCCACATCCAGCTGCAAGACCTTGTCAAGATCCGGGAACAACGAGGCGTAACAGGCGCGAACCAGTGCCATATAAGTGAATTGAGACTTCATGTTCGGGCCATCGGCGGGAAACCACTTCTGGCCCGAAACATTAACAGTCTCAATCAAAGGCGGCAGCGCCTCCGGGAACGTATCGTCCTCGATGAGAAAATAGATCTTCTCAACGCTGCTGTTGGCAATCAGCGATTTCGCCGCGACTACCATGTGCGGATATAGATTGCGTGAACCGGAATAAACTGCCGCTCTCATCATGAATCAGTCCCTTCTATCAGGTGGTGCCGCCCGCAGCGGAGGTGGCGACGAGAACGCCGTCAGCCTTGGCTTTCAGGACGAAGCAGTCATACAGGAAACGGCCCTGGACAACGTGTCCGTCGATGTCGGGGTGATCCTGGATCACACGCATGGTCTCGATCTTCTTCGGAGCCACGCAGCAGCCCTTCGCCACGATGATGTAAAGGACGTTCTCCGGCATGTAGCTGTCGGGAACGGGAACGACATGCAGGCCGTCCAGCGTACCGAACTCGCCGTTGACGATGACTTTCTGGGCAACGCCCTGAACGGTGGCTTCGGTGCCGACAACCTGGTCGGCCAGTTTGCACTTGATGAACTCGGACTCCTTGATGAACAGCACGCGGTTCTTCTGGGGAACCAGGAGGTTGTTCATCGTGGCGTTCGAGGTCATGATCGTCTCGATGATATTGCTCTTGGTCAGGGAGACGTTGTACTCGATGGTGCCGCCGCCAGCGCCGCCGAAATCGGTCACGCCGTTGCCCGCAGCGATGCAGGCCAGACGATACTTGTCCACTTCGGGAACAAGAACGTTGCGGGTCTGTCTGGCAAGAACCTTGCCGGCAGCCTTGATCATCAGCTCACTGGTGTTGTTCCGCTTGTCGATGGCGCCGTTAAAAGCGCGGTCGCGGTTGACCGTAAGTTCCTGAATGGTGTCGCCGAGTTCCGTCAGGGAACCGAAACGGGAAGTGCCGTCGGTCAGATCCCAGTCGTAGTCGGTCATCGGAAGGTCGTCAACACTGTAAACGCGAACAGTGGCAACGCCAGTCCAGTCGTAGTCTTTGCTGAAGATGCCCTCAGTAAGGGACTCTTTGTAGAATGCCTCCGCTACTTTCGGGGAGGCTTTGGTTGCGAAATTCCAACCCATTGTTTATTCACCTCATTGTTATCTGTCCCAGTCCCACCCTTCGTCAAACGCATCGCGTTTCGATCCGGCACCGACGCTTTTGGTGCTTCCGGTGGATCTGGCTTTGTTTTTCTTCTGCTGTGTCTGCCCCTCAAGCTCCTTCTTCAGGCTCTTGAGTTCTTCCTTCAACTTCCGGTTCTCGTACCGCTGATAGCAGCCGAGGAGATCCCCGCCGTTCTTGTCCACGTCGTCCCAGACTTCCTGCGGAATCTCTTCCATCCGGAGTTCCGGGTACTCGCCCATGAACCGCTGGAGATCCTGGCGTACACGCTCCTGCCTTGCCTCTTCGGTGTCCTGTGCCGGGGCAGCACCCGCAGGCACAAACTCCGTCCGGGCCTTTACTGCCCTGGAAGCAGCTGCCGCAGGGGAAAGTTCCTCACCGCTGGCCTCCGCTTTGGCAAGCATCGTCCGGATCCTCGTCTCGTCGATCAGGTCGTTGATCGCCTCGATGAGGTCTCCGTCACCGCCCCTGGCCTGCGCCAGTTCGCCGAGAAAACCCTCGTACATCCGAAGCCGTGCAACATCATCCTTGATTCCGTCCCACTTCTCCCGGATGCGGTCGTAGTCCAGACCTTTCTGTGCAAGCTGAACTACTTCGTCTCTGCCGACTGATTTCTCTTCGCCGAGGTGTTTAAGGACAAACGATTCAGCCTGGTTCGGCTCTCCCTCGTCTCCCTGTTCCTCGCCTTCCGGTTCCTCGTCAGCTTCTCCACCTTCGTTCCAGTCCGCTTCCTGCTGGTCTGCATCAGCTTCCGTCCCTTCGCTTTCCCCGTCAGTCTCCGGCTCGTCCTCAAAGTCTTCCCCGTCTCCCTGACCGTCGTCATAGAGTTCCGGTTCGTCCTTGTCTTCCCAGCCTGCGTCGAATGCAGCCGACGTCTCGTCTGCCATTTCTTCTGCCGTGTTCAGCCCGGTGGTGTTTTCATCCAT